AAAGCACGACCACCAACAGCATATGCTGAACTAGTCCAACCAGGATAATTTTTATCCAGGTAGCCTAGAACACGCTCGATGTAACCATCGGGCTTGATCTGCTTAGGTGGTGCAGGAATATAACCAAGATCTACTCTTGGCCTCCATTCTAAATTCTGGTGAAAATAGGTTTGGAGAAAGGAAGTACCAGGGGTACCAATCCAGGCAATACCACACAATCTAGAACCATGTCTCCTAGCTTCACTAGTGAGACTGGTCTTAGATGATAATGTGGTGCCTACTGTAAAAACGCCATCGGTTTCAGTCTTAAAATAAGCTGAATAGTCAGCGGGTCTAAATTTGATCTCCATTGGATCCAAACTTAGCCTTTCGATACGCGAGGCATAATTAAATAAGTCATCCACAGAGGCTGGATTTCCCTTAGCATCGTCTAAAAGACTTTCTGCTGGCAGATTCTCGATGTAAGCGACCTGACCTGAAACAGATGACATATTACCGTAGTAATTCATCTTAATACAGGCGCCAATGCACCTAGCATCAGCACAGGTGTCACTTGACATCAATGTGGAAGCTCCAACACTAAGGAAAATTCCAGTATTGGTAAGACCTGACCCATAGGGCAAGGCTACCGTATTGGATGGATTGGTGGCACTTGAGGAAGCTACGTAGAAAATACAGTTGACTTTGTCACTGGTACCATTGCATACGTACGATGGATCCCATAACAAATATCCGTTAGCGGCGGCTTCATTATTACCAAAGGTACTCTTAAATCGATTAAGAATACCCTCAGAAGATGAATAAAACCCCTCTGCGGGCATGGCGTTACATGGATCTGCGACCATCGCAGCGTATCTGGCAATCTGCGTGCTTCCACTTGTAGACTTCTTCGGTCTTCTCCGTCTTGCCTTTAAAGACTTGCGGAGTTGTTGGTTCTCATTCTTGAGTTGTTTCATTGTTTTCGTCATATTATTATATATGTGTCTGGTTAAATCTAAGGATTTGGTCCCCGCGGTAGGCCAAATCACTTCACAAACCAAATTATGGCTATAGTGAAGTACGAAAGCATGAAACGGGCCAACATTGACAGTCACCCAGCCCAATGCTATGTGGGCAAGAAAATTGTAAGGTGATTTGGTAGAGAAACTTTCCACCAAGCCAGCAAATAAAGAGAAATAAATAGGAAACAGATAACGAAAATATTCTTCGAAGAAAACTTTGAAAAATACAGAAGATAATGTTTCCTTCCCGTCATATAAGATTTCAAGAAGAGAGGAGTTATTTGGACCACCCCAATCCTTTGAAATCATGACTTCTGAAGCTCTAGAGGTTAAAGAAACAGGAAACCCTTTAGACAACTCATCACGCAAAAGACTCAATTCTTGGTCTGTGAGATCATAACAATCCCTAAACCATTGTTCAGTACTAGAATTAGCAGTAATCTGGACCTCAGCATACTCATTGTAGGGATCCCTTTCACCGTCGACACTATCGTCATAGGCGGGGTTCCCGTACAAACCGTTTATGTAAGGAAGAAACTGAAGATTCATAGCCAAACCTTTCAGAATACCTGAAAATTGAGACTTCATTTGTTTTGAGTTAAAATCAGTCCTCTTGCACCAAAATGTCTTAGCTAGCATTTTACCCGGTTTCGGCGTCAAGACAAGGCCTTGATCTACTGGAATAAAATAAGAAGAACAAAATTCAACATCAATTTCTTGGCGTTCTTCTAGTTTAGCTATGAAGCCATAACTCTCTACGTTCAACTTAACTTTAGGGACGTCCACTGTATTATCGAAAAATAAAACAGCATCGTCACCTTTTACCAGCAATGCCTTCAATTCAGGGCCGCAGGAGTTAAGGAATATCGATAGAGTGAGTACTGTGTTAGCGAGTAACGTCTCGGAACGTCCGGAAAGTCTAAACCCTTTACATTTATACCTAAAGCCTTTGCGAGTTGTAACCTTGATAAATTTAGTATCAAGTCTCATAAGTTCAACAATATGGCTAGGCATACCAGATAATTCAAAGAAGTCGGCCAGCATATTTAAACAATCAGAATCTTGGGTAGAGTCGTACTGAGAAAAATCACTCTGTACTAATCTACTACCAGTTCTGTACTGTAGCATAAAATCGCCAATTTCCAAAGAATCACCATGGATAGGAAAACAAATGTTATCCGGCATAAACTCTTGCATAAGTTCACCCATAGGTACCAACCACCGGCCAGTAGAAAAATTCAAAACTACATTACTAGCATGAATGGGCCTGGGTGGTTTAATGGTAGGGTAAAACTCTGCTTTTAAGAACAATGAACTTCTATTCCAATCTTTAGAAGAAAGGACATCATGTTTCATGTTCTCATACTCCGCCCTAAGTTTGATTTCTTTCTTACCAGGAAATCGAGAGACCCATTCGTCAAAGGTGAGAGGTATTATTTCAGTAGCGATTTGCTTGGCCACGTCGATAAGTACTTCAGGTAAGACGAGTGAGTTACTCTTAGGAGGGGATTCACATAGAACTTTATGTACTATGCAGGCATTGTAATTATGATCGCATCTTCTAGGTATCATAGGAACAAAAGACCTATGAAACACGAATGGGAAGCACCTTATTTTGGCTTGACATTCTTCGAAGACGGGAAAAACATAACGAATGACCTTATCAAGAGATATATTTCGGAGGGTTAGACCTTCACAACAGTAGTCATAAAGGCGTGTTTTGGTGAGATCAAGAGGTTCCATACCACGATCTAAGGCAAGGATCATTACTGCTCCTAGAGAAATAGCTAGAAACTGAGGGGTATCGACGATGTCGAGTAGATAATGACCAAGATTTGCCCAAAGAAAGCGAAAGACAGGGAAGGAAAGGGTTAAGACTGATAGTAGCAAGATGCGGAAGAATGCATTGTTAGAAAAATAATTCATATCAATGGCGTTATTACGGTACCAAGAAGTGGCTAATGTTTGTAAACTGGGCCTAGCTAAAACAGGTTCCTGTTTTAACCATTTCTGTTGACAATATTGTGTTGCCTCTTTAATAAATTTAGCAGGGTGGCTCGAATCAGCAGCAAGTGGTTTGGCATGGCGATTAACCTTTCTAAGGAAATCACCTTGCGTCTTCTCATCCATGGGTCTTGAATAATCAATACTCTGGGTGAAGATCTTATCAAACAACTTGGCATCATCTACCTCTTCAGTAAAAGGTTCGTCCTCGGCGACGAACTCTTTCCCTTCTAAATCTAAATCTTGAGCAACCATGAATACATAAACATATACGTCCTCAAATCTTCTATCCAACTCCCACGTAAGAGTAAACCGACCATTACCTTCAACCATGGTGTGGTGACTCTTATTAAGCCAATCCATACTGTCATGATAGTAGTACTGGTTGTTTCCAATAGCGCGGACTCGAACCACATTTTTACCATTATAGAAGCCACGTTCATACTCCATC